CCTGTCTGGTCAAGCATTCTTAGAAAAGCTGGATGAAAAGATTGCCGAGTACTTCCCACACAAGGTGATGGGTAATAAGTCTAGAGGATCCGCAGTAGATTCAACTAGCAATGTACGAGGTGGAGGCGGAGACGGTAAGAAATCTTATGATAACTTACCTGATGATGCTAAAGCAGCTTGCGACCGTTTCATTAAGAACGGTTGGATTAAGAATCGTCAAGAATATCTTGACAACTATGACTGGAGTTAAGGAGAAGAATTATGGCACGAGCACTTACTATTGAAGAAAAACGCGAACGCGCACTAGCACGAACTGAAGTAGAACGTCCTAAAGCGGAACGCAAACGTAATGTATTTAACGGCACTCAAGGTAAACTTGTCGTTAATGCTGAAATCCCAGGATACCACCTTCATATCTTTAATGATGAGCCTGGTCGAATTCAAAACGCCCTTGATGGCGGTTGGGAGTTTGTAAAGCCTGAAGAGGTCGGTGGTGTTGGAGAAAGAGTAACGTCCGTTAATACGGATTTAGGAGATAAAGTAAGATACCTAGTCGGTGTCGCAGAGAAAGGTGATGGTCTTTACGGCTACTTGATGAAAATCAAACAAGAGTGGTGGGAAGAAGACCAAGAGGAAATGCAAAAACGAAATGATCTTGTTGATGATGCTATTCGTGGTGGTACAAATGTAAAAGCTGGCACTAGTGCTGAAGGCTTCTACACTCCACGTGAAGGCATTAAGTACAAGACCTAATAACAATTTAACTTTTAGGAGTTTTTAAATGGCAAACGTAAACACCCCTCGTGGGTTGTCTCCAGTAGGTACGCTTACTGGTGCAGCTTACAATGAGCAGGGTCGCCTTTATGCTATTGCTAACGACGCCTCTAACACCTACGCGATTGGCGATGTTGTTAAAGTAGCTGGTGGTAGCGATGCTAATGGTATCCCTTATGTAACTAAATATGCTGCTGGTGATGTACCAGTAGGCGTGATCGTAGGTATCCGTGTAGCAGATCCTGGTGTATCTCTTGTAGGTACTACTTTGGCTCTGAACCAAATCTATTTAGGTTTGAACTCTGGTACTCGCTACGTATTCGTAGTTGACGATCCAAATGTTGTGTTCTCCGTAGAATCTGATTCTACTGGTGTAGCTGCAGCTGACGTGTTCAAGAACGCTGATTTGACTGTAACTGCTAACCAAACAACCTTGTCTCAATCCTCACCACTGTCTAATTCAGTGTTGGATGGTGCTTCCATCTTGGCTTTGGGTACTTCTGGCTCTTTGGACTTGGCATTACAAATCATTGGCTTAGAACAAATTCAAAATAACGCCCCAGGTGCTTATGCAAACGTGTTGGTTAAATGGAACAAACACCAATTCTTAAGCCCACAAGGTACAGCTTAATCTAAAGGAGAAATAACATGGCTGGTGTAATTACCACTGCGAGCCACCCTAAGGCTCTCTGGCCTGGGATCAAGGCTTGGTGGGGTCAAGTGTACAACGAACATGCGACAGAATATGACAAATTGTTCGATTCCGACACTTCCTCAATGAACTATGAAGAAGACGTTCAACTGACTGGCTTCGGTTTGGCTCCTGTCAAATCTGAAGGTGCTGGTGTAGCTTACGACTCTGAAATCCAAGGTTTCACAACACGTTATACACACATTGCTTATGCATTGGGTTATATCGTTACTAAAGAAGAATTGGATGACAACTTGTACGAGCAAGTGTCTCGTCGTCGTGCAGCTGCTTTGGCGATGTCTTTCCGTCAAACGAAAGAAAACGTTGGTGCAAACGTTTACAACCGTGCTTTCAACAGTACGTATAAAGGTGGCGACGGTGTAGCACTTTGTGCAACTAACCACCCAAATACAACTGGTGGCACTTTTGCTAACAAACCACAAGTCGATGCTGACTTATCTGAGGCTTCCTTGGAAGATGCATTGATCGCAATCATGGGTTTCCAAAACGACCGTGGCTTGCTGATCAACGTAATGCCTAAGTCTTTGGTAGTTGCTCGTCAAAACTGGTACAACGCTAATCGTATCTTGAAGTCTGTATATTCACCAGGTACTGCTGATAATGCTATCAACGTATTGGTTGCTACTAACGCTCTGCCAGAAGGCATCGTTATGAACCACTACTTGACATCACCAGGTGCTTGGTTCGTACGTACAAACATTCAAAACGGTTTGAAGTACTACAGCCGCGTAGGCATCCAGTTTGACCAAGACAATGACTTCGATACCATGAACGCGAAAGCTAAGGGTTACGAACGTTATTCCTTCGGTTGGACAGATCCACGTGCAATCTATGGCGTAAACGGTCCATAATAGGTAAGGGGGGCTTCGGCTCCCCTCCTCTTACTTTAAAGGATAACATATGTCATACCCAATTCAAAAAGCTAAGGGCAAACGCCCACCAGTAAAGCCAATTAAAAAGGCTTAATTATCTAGGGATTATCGCTTATACAGACTGCCCTAGCAGACGTTATAGAGACGGTATAAGCTAAGTGCTATAACACGTAAAGGAATTCAAAATGGCAAATACACATTTCAGCGGTCCAATCAATTCGGTAAATGGCTTTGTAATGCCTGCTTCTACTACAGCAGCATTGGGCTCAGCTACTAATGCAATTAACACTAAATGGAAATACGCAGGTAAGCAAGTGGTAGTTCTAGCTACAGGCAAGATCTACACAGCTACTGGCTCAAGTGCAACATCTACATGGGTAGTTTCTGACGGCTCAACTGCAGTTACTCCAGCTTAATAGGAGTCAATCATGGCTAATGTAACCTCGATTCAAAAGCTCGTTGATAGCGAGCGTAACCTTGTAGTTAAGTTAACTGGTACTTTAGATACTAGTAACCAAGCTACAACTACGCTTGTAGACGTATCTGCTTTAGTAGACGTCAATACAACAGCTCTAAACCCTCAAAAGCCTACGTCAGTAGCTATCAAAAAGGTTACATATGATGTAGCCGATGGCTTGACTGTTAATCTTTTCTGGGATGCTACAACAGACGAACCAATCTGGTCATACTATGGTCGTGGCTGTGTTGACTCAACTAAGTATGGTTTTATTCAGAACAATGCAGGTGCAGGTAAAACAGGTGATATTGTTTACAATACTACTGGTTATACCTTAGGTACAGTGACCTTCTCTTTGGTCATTGAAATGATTAAGCAATGGAGCTAACATGGAAGAGATTATAGGGCTATTATTTCATGCTCGTAATATTACTCATATTGAGCATTTAAGGACTAAGAGCTACGCTCAACACAAGGCCCTAGGGTCTTTCTATGAAAATGTAATTGATTTAGCAGATAACCTAGCAGAAGCCTATCAAGGTGAGAAAGGTCTAATGGGAGAGATTCCTATCTATGACACACCACCTATGGGTGATGTAGCACAATTCTTAGAGGCTCAAGTTAAAATGATTGAACGCATGAGAACTAAGATTAACTGTTGTACTGCTATTCAAAACATCATTGATGAAATTGTTGCATTATACCTAAGCACTATCTATAAACTGAGAAACCTATCATGATTGATGTAAAGTCTGATGTCAAGGCTATGGAGATCACTGCCGTAGTAATACGAGCAAATGGCAAAGTAGAAGACCTTGGCACTATTCAATACTGGCATAAAAACCCAATTAAACGCTTATTCTGGAGAATTAAAAAATGGCTACACTTTTAGTAAATGGTGGTAAGGCAATTGTTACCAACCGTATCAAAGGTGCTGGTACTGAGCCTAACTACGTAGCATGGGGTACAGGTGCAGGTACAACTGCAGCTACTGATACTACCTTGTTTACTGAGACTGGCTCTCGTACAGCAGGTACTTCTACTCAACAAACTACATCTACTACTAATGATACATATCAAGTTGTAGGCACATTGACTGCAAGTGGTACACTTGCTATCACTAATGCAGGCTTGTTTGATGCATCCACAAGTGGTAACTTGTTTGTTAAGGGTGACTTTAGTACTATTAACCTGACTACAGGCGACAGTATTCAATTCACATTTAAAACACAGTTCAGTTAATCTTGAAGGGAGCCTGAGCTATGGCTCTTAATCAAGCAGCAATTAACGTTGAGGTAATCAACGGTTCTGTTGAGGCTATTAATTATACCCAAGACTTAACCGTTTTATCTTCAACAACAGCAGCAGTAGCTAAGATAGGGCAAGTAGTAAAGAGTGCTACAAGCTCTTCTGCTGCCTCTATACTAAAACAAGTAGGCAAGTTAGTTACGGCAGTATCTACAAGTACTGCTACTATTACAAACTCTTTATTTAAAGAACTAACAGCTACTTCAAATGTAGTAGCAAGTTTAACTAAAGAAGTTAATAAAACTCTCATAGCATCTTTAGTTAGCTCATTAGCAACAATAACGAGTGTTATTACTTACGCAAGAACTCTAACAGCTACCTCAACTAGTTTAAGTTCTTTAATAAAAGATGTAGGTAAACTTTTAGATGCTACAAGTAATGTTGTTGAGACTATAACTAAAGACTTAACAAAGACGATTACAAGCACTGCTGTTACAAATACAGTTACTTTAATTAAAGACATAAGCAAGACTTTAGAAGCTCTATCTACTTCTGTAGTGAGTGTTCTGAAAGAAGTTGGTAAACTAATTACTAGTTCTGTTACAAGCGCAGTAACTATTACATATGTTAAATTCTATTATGTAATGCTAACAGTTCTTGTAACATCTAC